TTGATGACATTGGGTTGTCAGAACATTTACAGAGGAGAATATACTAATGACAAACGCAATTACGATTGAGCAGACTTGGAAACTGAACCCAGGTAAAGATGATTGGGATCATCTTGGTTATAAGACGATCACCGTCCACACGATATATTTGTCGCGAGTGAGGGTGCGGCCAGATTACATGGCTGACAATCGGCGTATGCGGTGGGCAACTGTAACCAGAATCCTCTTCAATCTGGGAAATGAGGGACACCACTGGAAAGGTAAATCTTTGGCAGAACGGTGGGAAATTATTCGCGGCATAGAAAAACGCTGGTTCCCGCAAGTATGGCCCCGTCCAAAAATTCATATTTACGAATATGCGGGCATTGCAACGTGCGATGGTGAATTGGACACGTTCTTTGATTGGGATGATTTCCAAGAACTGCTGGCATACGACGTGTATTCGCCAGTGAAGTCCAAGACCACCAAGAAAAAAGCAGCGTAGGGGAGAAGGGTGATGCGATTTTACCAAGTGCAAGACATAAACCAACAAGACGGCGTCTTCGAATCAGCCGAATGGTTTACGACACGCCGCGAAGCGGAGAAACGGGCGCGGGAAATAGACCGTGAAGATGGCGTGGCTTTTGTGAATACATTTGACATTCCAACAACGAAAAAAGCGTTGCTGGCGTGGCTAAAAATTTACGGCAATCCAACTGGATTTGGTAGTTGTTAAGGGGGGGAATGATGGCAGACGAACCAAAAGGCTCAACGACGCTTGCCGATGGCGGCGTCTATGAGCATGGCGGCGGTACGGATGACCCGATAGTTTTACTGTTTCGGGTATCCACTGCCAGGCAGGGCGCCGATGGCCTGGGTATCGATGCACAAAAGAAGATGTGCATGGACTACCTTAACGGCGGTAACTGGAAAGTTATTGGCGAGTTCATCGAGGTGGAATCCGGCGGCAAATCGGACAAGGAACGGGAGCAACTGGATGCCGCGCTGGCAATGTGCCAGAAGCACGGCGCCACGCTCCTGGTGGCCAAGCTGGACAGGTTAAGCCGTTCGGTAGCATACGTTGCACGGCTTATGGAATCGGGCATCAAGTTCGTATGCGCGGATCAACCTCATGTATCTGACCTCACTATTCACATCATTGTGGCGATGGCCCAGTATGAGCGCGAACAAATCAGCGATAGGGTCAGGAAAACCCGTGCGGAAATGAAGCGCATTATCAAGGAAGACGGCTTTTATGCGACAAAGTCGTCTGATCGCCAAAAGAAAATGACGAAGCTGGGATCAGAAAAGTGGGATGAAGTTCAGGTTATCGGCCAAGAAGTTAAACAGAAACGGGCTGATGCTTACGCGCTTTCTGTTTGGCCTGAGATCGTGCAGTGCCGCCAGCTTGGTATGACAACTATGCGGCTAATCGCGAAAGAATTGACCCGTCGCAAGGTCGAAACCCGCGCCCGTCAACGCCAGATTGATAAGGATAAGGCCGTGTTTGGCGACCCTGTCTGGCACCCGCAACAGGTGAAAGCAATTATTGATCGCGTTGAAGGTGATAAATAGTTGACATTAAGAACCATTCGCATAAAAAAGATTGATAAAGAAATGCCAAAGCGATAACAGATGGTAAATAAATTTAACAAAAGATTGGAAAAGTATGACCAAAATCATCCAAAATCACGGCGGGACTTACGTTCTGTTGTGCGAAAATTGGGCGATGGTCATGCGCGATTGCTTGTACCAATGTTGCACCCTGATCACATTCAATTTGCGGCTATTGTTTTTGAAGACCTTGCCAAAATATTCGATGAAATTGCTGGCAAGCGTACTACCAACATTCAAAAAGTGCTAACCGCGAAGGCTGTTTTGAAGAAAGCAAACGATGACCTGGAGAACTATGCGCGTGACGATATGTCGTATGTCTATGGTCTAAGGTCGTTATTTCATGACAAACGTGAAACCTAATAAAAATGGCAGAGGAGAAGAACTATGTACCTACCAAAACCGCATAATGTATACTCTGATAAGAGTAGACTTTTTATCAACACCTTGAAAATGCTGGGCGGGGTCACGCTGTTTGCGGGCCTACTTCTAGGGGTCTACGCCTGGACGATTATGGGCGCCGCAATGCTGGGGGTTTTGTGATGAACCTCTTTCAACATGCGGATTATACGTCATTGCAGGGTGATTTAAAAGTCGCTCAATCCCGCTGCCAGACACGCCGCATTAATCACATTCACAACCAACTGAAGACCGTAGTTACCGACATCCTACGGGATGAAACGGGGTTAACGGTTGCCGTCAAGAACCAAGTGGGTTCGTCACACGCCAGCGACATGGGGGGTACTAAATAAGATGGTAGGTAAACTTACATCAAACCTCATGTGTTCATGTAGTATCTTGCCTTACATTATGGGCTTATCGCCTTACAAGACCCGCAACCAACAGCTATTGGAAATGTGGGCACACAAGGAAGGCAAAGGCAAAGAGTGGGAAGGCAATGAAAGCACACATTGGGGCAATGTCCTTGAGCCAGTAGTCCTCACAAAAGGATGCGAACGCCTGGGCCTGATTCCCGAACTTAATATCACCGAACCTGTGGTGCATCCGACACTGCCGCTGGCGGGTAGTTTGGACGGCAGGGCCGATGGCAAGAGCATGACCATACACCATGACCCGTCCAAGGGCATCTATGTTGTAGGCAATGACCGCATTGTATTGGACGGCATCGGCGTCCTTGAGAGCAAGGTAACGCGCAGTAGGCCGGAAGACTTCCCCGCCATGTGGCGCGGTCCTGTCCAGGTGCAGGGCCAGATGATGTGCGGAGGATATAAATGGGCGGCACTTATCATCCTATATGGCGGCGTGGAAATGCGAATCTTCCTGTTCACGCTTCACGCTGGCACAGAGAAATCCATTACTGAAGCGTGTTCGGATTTGGACAGACGGCTAAACGCAGACGAAATTGAGTACTACGATCTTGCCGATGCGGCTGATGCGGCTCTGGTTTATTCCCTTGGCGACAAGGAAAACCCTGTGGATTTGCCAGCCGGATTTGATGATCTCTGCAAGGAATATCTGTTGCTGAAGGATCAGATCAAGGAAGGCAGCGAAGCACTTGGAGTGCTAACCGCCGAAATCCAACGGAAAATGGGCAACCATACAACGGGGCTGGCCGGAAACTATCGCGTGTCCTGGCCTGTCAAAAAATATCGTGAGCAACCTGAGAAAGTTATACCGGCCAAGTCGGCATATCAGGTTCGCCAAAAAACCATAAGCATAAAGGAGATAAAAAATGGGTGAAGTTGCAACAAAACAATCGGGTGTTCTCACGCCTCGCAATATGGCAGAGGCCATGCAGTTCGCGGAAACAATGGCCGTGTCTGCATTCTGCCCGAAAGCATTCCAGCATAAGCCAGCAGATATTGTGGTTGCCGTCCAATGGGCAAGTGAAGTAGGGCTGGCGCCGTTAGCTGCCATGCAGAATATGGCAGTCATTAATGGCAAGCCAAGCCTATATGGCGATGGCATGATGGCGCTGATCACTGGGCATCCAGAATACTTTGGCCACAAGGAATGGCGCGAAGGCGATGAGGCGTTCTGCACTATTATCCGTATGCGGTTTGGCGAAAAGGTTGAAACGACAAGATCGTTTTCTATGGCCGATGCTAAACTTGCTGGACTGATAAGCAAGGGACCGTGGCGGGCATATCCAAAGCGTATGCTCCAGATGCGGGCGAGGGGATTTGCCGCCAGGGATGCATTTCCAGATGCGCTATCGGGAGTGATCATTAAGGAAGAGGCACAGGATTATCCAACGGCTTCGGATAAACCTATCGACATTACCGATCAGGTAGTGGAAGTGCCCGCACATCCGATGGATGCGTCCTTTGGGAAGGGAGAGCCAGAAAGTGACCCCCAAATTTCGCCCGTGAGCGACGAAAAGGCCGCTCCAGATGCTGAGAGTCCAGAAAATACGGATGTTGCTGAGAGCGCAACAGAGGACGCTTCAGACGAAGAGGGCGAACGGGCGTGGGAAATGAACCATGAAGACGGCACAAAAGAGTTTCAAACAGCCGATAAATGGAAGACGGCCATGTGGAAGGTATGGAAGGACATTGAAGCGGATAAAGACCTGAGTTTTGAAGACCGGCGCCATGAAATTGCCGAACACAAGCGGGACCACGACGATACGATTGACCGGCTGAAGGCAGAATATCCTCAGAAAGCAGAAGCGTTCGGCAAAGACTACAAAAAAATCTTACGGCGCCTGTCGGCCAAGGCAAAGGATGCCAGCAAATGAGAGCATCACTTACGCCTATGCAAATGAAAGTCTACCGATACATCGTGGACTATCATGCCGAACACGGCACGGTTCCATCCAATGCAGAGATAGGGGCCGCTGTCAAAACGCCACGCTCAAATGCTTATCGATTGCTGCAAGGGCTAATCGCCCGTGGGTATATTAATCCTGGCCCGCCAAGAACAGTGCGCTCTTACAGCATTGTCGATGATGCGGGCGGGGCAAGCCCGTCAAGCAAAGTCCATGTGGCTGCGTCTGATTTTGTCCAGAAGCACCGCGCATTTATGAATGCGGTGGAGCGCGGTCAAGACACAGAAGCAATGGGCCATGACGTTCAACAGGCGCTTCAGAAGCTGAATGTCGAAGTAGGGGGGAATGTGTGATGAATGACCGTCAATGTATTCGGCGGGAGTTGCGAAACGCAAGGCGCGTTATCACAAACCCTGACAAGTTTTCATCAAGCCTGATCGATACCGCATGGGCTGTCATCAGGTCTGCAAACCGGCAGAATATTTATTTACACCCGCTGCCTTTTGTCTCAGCGTCGGACGCATATTCCTGTTCGCCGTCGCAGCAATCAAGCACGGGCTGCTTACATGAGGTGCAAACATAGTGCGACTTCACTTGTTCCAGGCGGGTTGA